TGGCCCCATCATATGCTGATAACATTCGTAGCTTTGCTATGGGCACTCCTGTTGATCCTGTCTCTGTTACATCAACCCCTCTCTCCGCTGGAGAAGATCAGTATGGTGGAGGTACAACTACGACATCCACTCCTCTCTCCGCTGGAGCAGACTCATACGACAGTGATAGTGGTGGTAGTAACTGGAGAGACACCAGCAACCAGACAGATGACAATGCCCGTGATACTCAGGCTGGTACAGGCTCAAGTGTATCTGAAAGTGATACAAGTCAAGTTGGAGGCTCCAGTGGTGGATACGCAGGACGTGATACAAGCTCTGGCTCAGGCTGGTCGGCTGGACAAGATGCTGACTATGGCTACTCAGGCGGTGGCTTGGTCAAAGGACGTAAACCTAAATTCAAAAGCTCAAGAGTTAAACGTAAAATCATGGGCTAAACTAATCCCTTCCTTAACAAAGAAGTGGCCACTCGCCTAATGGCGACCCCCAGCATAACACAAGGAGATTATAATATGCCGGAACTTGAACAAGTAGAGACCCCAGCAAACGCAGGCTTTGTTACTCGCGGACGAAGCAAGAACAAAGAACGTATCGCTAAGGACGAACAAGAAATAGAAGAGATGGAGAAGCAACTTCGTGGAGAGACTGAGGAAACCCCGAAAGAAAACCCTGAAGAAGCGCCAGAACCCAAAGCAGATAAAGAAGAAGATGCCCCAGAAGAAAACCTAAAGGGTGAAGAGCGAACATACAAGAAGCGTTACGGAGACCTTCGTCGTCACCAGCAGAAAGTAGAGAAAGAACTTAAAGAGGAACTAGAAACTCTTAAGGGACAGATCACAGCTAAGTCTGAAGGTCTTATTCTTCCCAAGTCTGACGAAGACATTACTGCTTGGATGAAGAAGTATCCTGATGTTGCTGGTATTGTTAAAGCCCTAGTAGCTAAGGAGACTAACTCCCAGCTTGAAGGCTCCAAGAAAGACCTAGAGGAACTACGTAACTCTCAGACACAATCAAAACTAGATAAGGCTCGACAGAGTATTGTTACAGCCCATCCAGACTTTGAAGACCTTGAGGGTAGTGATGAGTTCCATGACTGGGTAGATGAACAACCTAAGTGGATTGCTGATGCCCTCTTCGAGAATGCTGATGAGCCTGCTGCTGTTATCCGGGTCATTGACCTTTATAAGTCTGACAGTTCAGGTATCACTCCCCAGAAGAAAGCAGACAAAGATGCCTCCTCTTCAGTAAAGACTAAAGGACGAACAAATCCTGATGACTCTGCTGACAAGGGTAAGATTCGTGAGTCCGATGTTGCTAAGATGAGTGACAGGGATTACGAGAAGAATGAAGCTGCTATCCTTGACTCAATGGCAAAGGGTACCTTCGTCTATGACCTTAGTGGTGGCGCTCGTTAAACTATTTTTAGTATACTACTTAAAAAAGACTTGACAAAAGCTTATATGTGTGGTATAACTAATACTATAACTTGGTACTATAGCCCCCTCAGTAGTGGTTACTACGAATTTCCATTACTGGGGGATTACCTACACCAAGTCTCGGAGCTTTTTCGTAGAGGCTCCACCCAACTCACTACAATTACATAAGACTCACCTGACAAGTAGAGGCCCATACACGCTGTAGCTCGGCAATGTATGCACCCTTGAACAGATCAGCCTCTTGCCGTGATGTGTAGCTGACTAGAGATTGGTCCCATGAGGGGATCGACTCATTCTTTCCTTTACAATGGAGACAAGAAAATGGCTTTTCAAACAGCCGCCGGATATGGCAATTTGCCGAACGGAAATTTTTCTAGTGTTATCTATTCCAAGAAGGTTCAGCTTGCATTCCGTAAAAAGACGGTATGTGGCGATATTACCAACTCGGATTATTTCGGAGAAATTTCTGCACAAGGTGATACAGTACGTATCATCAAAGAGCCTGAGATCACAGTGAGCGCATATGCTCGTGGTACTCAGGTAACTGCTCAAGACCTTGACGACGAGGACTTCTCGCTCGTTGTGGACAAGAGTAACTACTTTGCTTTCAAGATGGATGACATCGAAGAAGCCCACTCTCATGTTAACTTCATGAACCTCGCAACAGATCGTGCTGCTTATAAGCTGGCCGACCAGTACGACCAAGAAACTCTTGGTTACCTTTCTGGTTATGCTCAGTCTTCGATTGGCACAGTTGCAAGCGCAGTTAACACAACCGTAAACGGCACAGTTGCTGTTGCTACTGCAGGTACAGACGAACTATTGACTTCGATGAAGTTGACTCGTCCTAACTTTGGTAACTTCACGACTGCTGGTACGACTGGTGACTCGATTCCAATCGCTCCACGTCTGCCGGGTGCTACGGCTCTTCCAACGACCTATGTTTCACCAGTAATGTTGATTAACCGTATGGCTCGTTTGTTGGACCAACAGTTCGTTGACCGTGCAAACCGTTGGATCGTCCTCTCGCCACAATTCCTTGAAGTGATGGCTGATGAAGATTCTCGTTTCTTGAATGGTGACTGGGGTCAGAATGGTGCTCTCCGTAGTGGTGAAGCTGCTACTCAGATCGCTGGCTTCCGTGTTTACGTTTCGAACAACCTGCCTGAGGTAGGTACTGGTTCGACTACGGTCAGCACAAGCGACCAAGAACTGAACTACGGTGTGATCGTTGCTGGTCACGACTCGGCAGTAGCCACTGCTGAGCAAATTAACAAGACAGAGACTTACCGTGACCCTGACAGCTTTGCTGACATCGTTCGTGGTATGCACCTCTACGGTCGTAAGATTCTGCGTCCAGAAGCACTTGTTAATGCTCGTTGGAATCTGGCATAAAGGATAGTATGAAAAATGGCTATTGATCTAGCAGGCGGCACTGCTGCCTACAAAACTGCCGGACGTACACCATACGTTGTAGACAAGATCGTTGATTTTGCTGCGGCTGTTACTGCTAAAGGGTCTGCCCTTGCTCAAGCTGATATTATCGAAGCTATTGATATTCCAGCTAAGTGTCAGATTCTCTCATGTGGTGCAGAAGTTATGGCTGTACATGCTGGTACTTCAACGGACTTGACGTTGGATATTGGCGTAACAGGTGGAAACACTGACTTCATTGCAGACGGCTTCGACTTTGATGGAGCTTCTGCGGGTGACGTTGCTTCCCCTGTTGTTGCTGAACTCCCTGTGTATAATGGCACAGCCGACACTATCGACATTCTACTCGCTACGATGACTGGCACCACGACTGGTGGCAAGCTTCGTGTGTGGGTTACGATTGTTGAAGTTGGTGACAAGGGACTTGAGGCCGATGAGGTTGACCGCGATCAACTCGCGTAAGTCTTATTAAGACAATCAGAGGGGCAGCTTCCAGTTTGGGGGTTGCCCTTCTATTTAAATAAAGGATTAGAGAATGGCGACTGGTGATATTATTTTCTTCGACGAAGCTCTTGATACAGCTTTCTTCGGAGGTTGGACGGCGGCTAGCGACATCAAGTTGGCCATTCTGGATAACACAACTACCCCTGTCGTTGGACAAGCGGCTCCGGTACTAACAACCTACACAGAGGTCACAGCGGCTGGTACATATACTGCTGGTGGTACTTCTATTGGTGGCTGGGATACACTCTCAGTTGAGGCTGCAGGTACTCTTACCTTTGACTCGGCTACTAACCCTACTTGGGCGCAAGACGCCTCTAATGACGTAGACGCTTGGTGGGGCCTACTCTATAACGATACCTTCGCAGGTAAGCCAGCCTTTGCTTTTGTTGAACTTGGTGGCCCTGTCGATATGACTGCAGGCTCTCTGACAGTAACGTGGAATGCCACAGGAATCTTCACTATCACTAAAGCCTAATACAAAAAACAGGAGGTGGAATTAAATGGCTCAGCTAATGCGCCCCATCTCCACGATTACCGACACTGGTAATTTTACTGGGGCAACAGCACACGGTTCAGTAGATGGTACAGCACCAGATACTGGGGATTACTGGAACGGCGACGACAACCAGAGTGATACTCTTGAAGTTCTTCTAACAGACTTATCGGCAAGCGCACCGGGATCAGGTACTTGTACTGTTAGTATATATGAGGCTGAGTCTGACACTGGTGTTGCTCCTGCCTCTGGAGGAGGTTCACCTAGTTATGATGTCGAAGTCTACGAAGGTGCAAGCCTCGTCGCGTCTAGGGCGGGTATCACAGCTACAGAGAGTACCTTCACTCTCGACAATGTTCTCACTTTCTCTTCTGCTTCTGTCACTGACTGGTCTG